GGCCTGACACCATCCAGTTCGACCCTTCCGCGCCGGTTGACGCGAGAGTAAGGGTGATTTGCTGGGTGTTGTTGATATAAGGCGTGAGAGTTTGAGTAGCCATAAACAGAGTCTCCTTCAACGAGGGTTGGATACCCTTTCGGGTACACTGGTTCAGCGAACAGCACGCTGTACTAACAGCGCCATGCCATTCGCAATTTGGGTGCTTGACAGGTCAAAATCGATCAGCTTCGGCTGCAAGATTGGAATCCCAAGACCCCTACGATACCTTTTATAGTACCCGGGAGCCTCGCCAACAGCAACAATACAGCTGCGGGCAATTGGTTTTACGTTCGACCAGTCGGGATCACTGCCCATCCCGTAATGAGAATCGTTGATCGTCTCAGCAGTCCATTCAATGGACTGTTTCGTCGACCAACACAAATCACGGACAGCAGACGAATGCAGAAAGCGTGCTGCGGACCAGTACCGAATTAAAGACTCAGTGTCGAGAAACCAATCGACAACGAACGAGTACGGCACTAGTTCCCACAGCGAGGTCAGCAAGGCCTCCTTATCAGCGCCAAGCACGCGCAGCGTACCTTTCACCTTAGAGAGGATCTCCCCAGCAGCCATTGTTCTATGGCCCTGTAGAATCATCTTGCATGTTGGTGGCCCATATTTTAGGCGACACCAGCCCCGGTTAGTGTTACCGGAGGTTAAACACGTGGAGATGTAGCCAGACCACGCTTGATCCGAGTAGTTACTACTCGGCGTGGATCCAACGATTTCGCGCGATGCGCTAAATCGACGACTGTAGTCAGGCTCGATTGCGTCAGCATAATACTTGTCTAGCTTCTCAAAGGACTTGGTAAAGCCCTTCAAGTCTAGATAGGCTGATTTCCAGCCATACTGACCCTCAAGCCACAAGCTAGCACCTTTCTTAGCAAGTTGTGCGCCGGACCAAAAGCCGGTTGCGACACTGCGCCAGTTTGTTGTGAATAGACTGAATGGGTTTTTCACCATTCGTGCAGTCTTCCCAAGCTCTGCAAGCGTTACACCCAGTAACGAATGCGCGCGAAGATTAGACTGCAATTTGTCGGCTAATGAAATCGCTAGATCATCCCATGCCGTAACATCTTCGGATTGAAGATTAGGCAACGTTAAGGGTTTGACC